GTATGGTGCCTGATGGTGTTTATTTAGATGCTGATGGTCTTGCTGAAATAGATTTAGGTAATGGAACTAATTATAATCCACAAGAAGCTCTAAACATGTTCTTCCAAACTGGTAGTGTTATTGGTAGATCAATGACACAAGATGGTGAATTTAACGCTGGTAAAGTTCCTATACAAGAAATTACAAGTGGTTCTGGCGGTGGTAAGCTAGGCGCTTTAATACAGTCGTATAACTATTACTTACAAATGATGAGGGATGTGACTGGGCTAAATGAAGCTAGAGATGGTAGCACACCGGATAAAAATGCTTTAGTTGGTGTACAAAAGCTAGCGGCTGCTAATAGTAATACAGCTACAAGGCATATATTACAAGCTGGCTTATACCTAAGTTTAAAAACAGCTGAAGCTTGTTCATTAAGAATATCTGATGTACTTGAATACGCAAACACTAAAAATCAGTTTGTTAATTCATTAGGTAGATTTAACGTGGCCACATTAGACGAAGTAAAAGAACTTCACTTACATGACTTTGGTGTATTTATTGAATTAGCACCAGATGAAGAAGAAAAACAAATGCTTGAAAACAATATACAAGTAGCACTACAACAACAGCAAATATCTCTTGAAGATGCTATTGATGTTCGTAATGTTAAAAATTTAAAGTTAGCTAACGAGTTATTAAAAATAAGAAGAAGACAAAAAATAGAACAAGACCAAGCTATATCACAGCAAAACATACAAGCACAAGCACAAGCAAACGCTCAGTCATCTGAAGCTGCTGCTGCCGCTGAAATACAAAAGCAACAAGGTATAGCGCAAAGTAAAGTACAAATTAATCAAGCACAATTAGAGTTTGACATTAAAAAAATGGAGACCGAAGCAATGATTAAAAAAGAACTCATGCAACATGAGTTTGATCTTAATTTAAGGCTTAAAGAAATGGATTCGCAAGTGATTAAAGATAGAGAGAACGCTAAGGAAGATCGTAAAGATGAGAGAACTAGAATACAAGCTAGTCAGCAGTCTGAAATGATAGAGCAAAGAAAAAAAGATTTACCAGCTAAAAAGTTTGAGTCTGCGGGCTTTGATAATTTAGGTGGCTTTGACCTAGAGCAATTTTCGCCTAGGTAAATTTATTAATTTTATAATATTATATTATGGCTAGAAAAAAGAAAGCAAAAGAGGTTGTTGAAGAGGTTGTTGACGCAAAAGTTGAAGAAACTAAAGTCGAAGAAACACCTGTTGAAGAACCTAAAAAAGATACTGGCTTCCAGGAAGACGGTACATTTAAAGTAAACTTAACTGAAAGCAACGAGGAGGAGGTAAAAGAAGAAGTAAAAGAAGAAGTTGTTGAAGAAGTTAAAGCTGAGGAAACAACTACAGAAGAACAACCAGTTATAGAAGAAATAACTGATGAAGAACCTCAGGTAGAAACAACAACAGAAACAAAAGAGGTTGTTGAGGAGCAAGTACAAGAAATTAAAGATAATTCTCCAGAGGTGGAGTTGCCAGATAACATTCAAAAAGTCGTGGACTTTATGAAAGAAACTGGCGGTACGCTTGAAGACTACGTTAGGCTCAATGCGGACTATTCAAAAACCGATGATGGTACTTTATTAAATGAGTATTATCGACAAACTAAACCACACTTATCTCAAGATGAAAGAAACTTCTTAATGGAAGATTCATTTTCATATGATGAAGAGATAGATGAGGCGAAGGATGTAAAGCGTAAACAGCTTGCTTATAAAGAAGAGGTTGCAAAAGCTAGAAACCATTTAGAGCAAATGAAAGGTAAGTATTATGAGGAGGTCAAAATGGGCTCAAGATTAACACCTGAAGCTCAAAAGGCTATGGACTTTTTTAACCGCTACAATGAAGAGCAAGGTGAAGCGCAGAAACTAACGTCAAAACAACAAGCAAATTACGAAAAAAAGACCAACGAGGTTTTTAATAATGAATTCAAAGGTTTTGAGTTTAAAGTCGGCGAAAAAAGGTATCGTTACAATGTTAACGATGTGGGCACAAATAAAGAAGCGCAGAGCGATTTAATACAAGTATTTAGTAAGTACGTTGGTAACGATAATTTACTAAATGACGCTAAAGGTTATCACAAAGCGTTGTTTGCTGCAAGAAATGCTGACGCTATTGCGAATCACTTTTATCAACAAGGTAAAGCTGATGCTATAAAAGAGGTTAACATGGATTCAAAAAATATTAATATGGATCCAAGAAAATCTAGCACAGTTGAGTCTGATGGGGTAAAATATAGAGTGATTGGTGGCGATGATAGTTCTAATTTAAAATTTAAACTTAAAAATTATTAATTAACTATAAAAATTTAAAACTATGAGTGCAGTAACTTTTGGGTCGAATATATCAGGATATAGTTCTGGTGACCCTATTATTCCTGCTGCTGGTATTGTAACACCAGCCGCACAACAAATGACGCTCAACTCAAACTATTTAGATATTAGAAATAGTGGTTGGGCAAATCAATATTTACCTGAGCTTTATACAGCTGAGGTAGAAAAATACGGAGATCGTTCTTTAGGCGGTTTCTTAAGTTTTTTAAGCGCTGAGGAAGCTATGACTTCTGACGAAGTAATTTGGTCAGAGCAAGGTAGACTTCACTTAGCGTATACTGGTGAAATTAACCCAGTAACTGGAGCAATTGATGCTATTAAAGGTATCGATAACAATGCTACAGAAGCACACGCTATTAGAAAAGGAGCTACAGTAGTAGCTGTTGCTAATAACGTTGTATTCAAAGCTTTTGTTAAAGTAGGTAGCGAAGCTTCTACTTCAGGTTTAACAATTAAGCCTTACGGTGGAGCTAATGTTAGTAACGTAATTGGAACGGCAACTGACAACACAGCTATTAAATTCTTTGTTTACGGATCTGAATTTAAAAAAGGAACAGGTAAAATGGCAGAGTCTATTGAGCCTAAATTCCAATCATATTCTAACAAGCCTATGATTATCAAAGATCACTTTGAAATTAACGGTTCTGACGCTGCTCAGATCGGTTGGGTTGAAGTATCTGGAGAAGCTGGACAAAACGGTTTCTTATGGTATGTAAAGTCTGAGGCTGATACTAGAAAAAGATTCGAAGATTACTTAGAAATGGCAATGGTTGAAGCAGAAAAATCTGTAGGTGCAGCTGATGCTGACGTTCCTGCTGGTTCTGAAGGTTTATTCGACGCTATCGATAATAGAGGTATTGTTGCGGCTACAATGTTTGATGTTGTTGGCGAAACAATTGGTGATTTCACTACTCTATTAAAAGAGCTAGATAAGCAAGGTGCTATTGAAGAAAACTCGCTTTTCTTAAACAGAGATTCAAATATTAACGTTGATGATGCTTTAGCAAACGTTTCTACTGGATCACAAGGCGGTACTGCTTATGGATTATTTAATAATTCAGAAGACATGGCGCTTAACTTAGGTTTCACTGGTTTTAGAAGAGGTTCTTATGACTTCTACAAAACTGACTGGAAATATTTAAATGACGCTTCTACTAGAGGTTTAACTGGTGGTGTCGCTGGTGTATTAGTACCAGCTGGAACTACTTCAGTTTACGATCAATCTTTAGGTAGAAATATGAGAAGACCATTCTTACACGTAAGATATAGAGCTTCACAAACTGATAACAGAAAGATGAAAACTTGGGTTACTGGTTCTGTGGGTGCTGCTACATCTGGAGATGATAAGATGGAAGTACACTACTTATCTGAAAGATGTTTAGTTGTACAAGCTGCAAATAACTTCGTGTTATTTAAGTCATAATCATTACTAAAAGAGTTAGGGTGCTTCGGCACTCTAACCCTTTTTATTTTTAAAATTTTATTATATTATATCATGAAAAAAACAAAAACACAAGCTCCTAAATGGGAGATAAAAGACAGAATTTATGAACTAATGGGTCAGACAAAGCCTATAGTTTATATACTAAAAAGCAACAATTTACTATATTTTGATGAGGAGAAGGGATATGAAAGAGAAGTTAAATACAGTGAAAGTCAAAAAACAGTATTTGCTGATGAAATGAAAGGTGAAGTTAGATTATCACATATTATTTTTAGAGATGGTCAACTTTATGTGCCTAAAGAAAAACAAACACTACAAAAATTATTATCTATATATCACCCACAGTTGGGTCAATCATATAAAGAATATGATAGTGTTGAAATAGCAACAAGCGATCTAGATATACTAGAAATGGAAATAGAAGCATTGACTGCTGCTAAAAACCTAGACATTGATCACGCTGAAGCTATAATAAGAGTTGAACAAGGTAGTTCAGTAAGTAACATGACATCTAAAGAAATAAAAAGAGATGTTTTAGTATTTGCTAAACAAAACCCACAATTATTTCTTGATTTAATGCAAGATGATAATGTTGAACTTAGAAACTTTGGTATTAAAGCGGTAGAAGCTAACGTATTAAGTTTATCGCAAGATCAAAGGGAATTTTTATGGGCTAGTAACAAAAGAAAAGTTATGACAGTCCCGTTTGATGAGCATCCATATTCTGCTTTAGCAGCTTATTTTAAGACTGATGAAGGCATGGAAGTTTATAAAAACATAGAAAAAAGATTAAAATAATTAATCACTTTATAGAGTAGTCACTCTATTGGGTGACTACACTATATAAAAAATAAGTTATGGCAATAAACGTAAATAACGTATACAAATCTGTATTATCAATTTTAAATAAAGAGCAAAGAGGCTATTTAACTGCTGATGAGTTTAACAGGATGGCTAAGCAAGCACAGTTAACTCTATTAGATCAAGCATTTGCCATATATAATAAAGAAATTAGATTAGAAGAAGCTGGAGCTGTAAGTGAAGGTTACGCTAATTTACCAGACAAAACAAGAGAAAAAATTGATGCTTTTTATAAAGAAAGTTCAATAACAGTAGACAACGCTACTGGTGAAGGTACTCTACCTACTGATGTTTATAAAATAATAGACATATCAAAAGATAACACAGTTATAGAAAGAGTTGATAAAAATAAATTATCATACTTAAAATCATCTAAATTAACACAACCAACTACAAGTTTTCCAGTATATCACAAAACAAGCTCTGCTATTGTTGTAGATCCTATATCTATAGCTACGCCTATATTAAGATATGTGAAAGTACCAAACACACCTAGATGGGGTTATTCAACTAATGCTACTTATGGTACTAGTATATATGATTCAAACCCATATGTTGATGGTGGTGCTCTACTAGGAAATAGAACAATTGGTATTGTATCTACTAACGCAACAGATTTAACTGATGGTGGCCGGACAATAAACCTTCAAAATAGCACAACTGGAGTAACTAGTACATCTTCAGGTACTGGCATGAATATTACTATTACAGCATCAGGTAGCACTGTAACTAACGTTAAAATAAACGCTGCTGGCAGTGGTTACGCTATTGGTGATGAGTTTATTTTAGATAACACTGTTGGTAGTATAATAAATTCAACAGACGTAATAATAACATTGAGAGCAGAAGATTTATACGCAAGCACGACACAAGGTTCAACAGACTTTGAGTTGCATCCATCTGAAGAAACTATGTTAATATTAACAATACTTGGTTACGCTGGTGTTACTATTAAAGATCCAGCTATAACGCAATTAACAACACAAATATCACAAGCTAACGAAGCAGTAAAACAATAAGAATATGGCATTAACAAACTTAACACCACAAGGTTATTATAAGCAAACACAGAGTTTTAGACAAACTGATGCAAGTAACGCTGAGTTTAAACTAACTGATAGTTTTTTTGATCCACTACCAAGTGTTGTAGGTGATATTGCTGTTTATGTAGATAATGTTTTACAAAGTAATACTCAAGCCGTAACAAAATATACTTACGCTAGTAACACTGTAACGTTTGGCGCGTCGTATAAACCAGCACTTAACACTGTTATTAAAATAGAAGCTAATGATAAAGAAGCTGCTTACGGTACATATCAAAACATAAAACTAAAAGACATTGTAACAAACTTTATGATAAGTTATGTTGGTGATGGTAAACTATTAAAAAATGTAAGTAGAACTGATGTTTTATTTCACGCGCAAAGAGGTATACAAGAGTTAAGCTACGATACACTACAGTCGCATAAGTCGCAAGAAATAGAAGTACCACCGTCACTTGCTATGACGTTACCACATGATTATGTAAATTATGTTAAGTTATCATGGGTTGGAGATGATGGTCATGAATATATATTGTTTCCTATACGTAAATCAAGTAACCCGGTTGCTATATTGCAAGATAATGATTTTAGTTACTTGTTTGATGATAATGGTAAATTATTACAGGCAAATAAATCAGAAACGTTAAAAAAACATCAAGACAACACAACTGATGAAAGTAATATTAAAAAGAGTGACTGGTACACGGTTGACTTAGATAACATGGGTGGAAGATACGGTCTTGATCCCGCATTAGCACAAGATAATGGTGGTTTTTTAATTGACCAAGTACAGGGTAAAATACATTTTACAGGTAATTTAACTGATAAAATAGTTACGCTAAAATATGTTTCTGACGGATTAAATATTGATGATGACTCCTTAGTACATAAATTTGCAGAAGAAGCTATTTATAAATACATAGCATACGCAGTTTTATCTACTAAAATAAATATACCTGAATACATCGTTAATAGATATAGAAGAGAAAGAAGAGCGGCAGTAAGAAATGCTAAACTAAGATTATCTAATTTAAAATCTGAAGAATTAACTCAGATTATGAGAGGTAAAACAAAGCACATTAAATAAAATTAAATGGCAGAGATAAAAAATAATTTTGTACAGGGTAAGATGAACACTGACCTTGATGAAAGGTTAGTACCTAAAGGTGAATATAGAGAGGCTCAAAATATCTTTGTAAGTACATCTGATTCTTCTGACGTTGGTGCTATAGAAAATATAAAAGGTAATAAAGTACCTTACAATAATAGCTATATTATCTCTGAAATTACAAACAAAACTGTTAACGGTGCTGTTAATAACAGCGCGTCAGTAACATTAAGCGGCGCTGATAGCAATATAAAACCTGGTCAAACAGTAGTTTCTAAAAATGCACTAGACACAATACCAGCTGGCACTACAGTTTCTTCAATATCTACAACTTCATTAACACTAAGTAACGCATCAACGATAGCTGATGGTAGCGAATTATCATTTGGTTCTGCTAGCGCTGAAATAATAGGTACTTGCCCAGATGAAAAAAATAATAGAGTTTTCTTTTTTGTAACAGATTATTCAGAAGGCCAAACGTCAATAAGAAACATGACTTTTCCACAAGCACATAACTTGTGTAAGATAATGGTATATAACGCTGTTGATAATTCAATAAATGTTTTAGTTAAAGGTAAATTTTTAAATTTTAGTAAGCAAAATATTATTACAGGATCAAATATTATTGATGATTTATTATTTTTTACTGATAACAGAAACCAACCAAGAAAAATAAATGTTGCTAAAGCATTAGCAAGTATAAATCATTATCAACACGAAGAGCAAATAAGTGTATCTAAAATATCACCATGTTTAGCGCCTTTTTTAGTTACATTTTCAAGTTTAACTAACGTTGGAACCACTAATATAACAAGAGATAAAAATATTTTATCTGATTATATGAAAGATAAGTTTATACGTTTTTCATATAGATATAAATTTGAAGATGGTGAATATTCAACTATAGCACCATTTACACAAATTGTTTTTGAACCTTTAAATGGAGGTGTTATAGGTAACAATGCTAATGTTAAAAATACAACTGGTAGTGGCACTGCAGCTGAAGAGCCTAGTGTTGCTATAGACAAAACAGATATTTACAAAAGAACTACAGTGCAGATAATGCAAAATAGAATTAATGAAGTTGACATTAATGTACCTTTACCTAGTATTGACGAAGAAACATCAGCTACTTCTTGGGGTAATGATTTAAAAATATCAAGTATTGAAATATTATTAAAAGAGTCAAATAGCCCAGCTATAAAGGTAGTAAAAGAAATACAAGTTAATAAGTTATCAACAAACTTATATTATCCAGTAAAAAATACTACTGGCGGCAGCACGTACAATAGGTTTTATCATAAATACAAATATAGATCAGAGAAGCCATTTAAGACGCTACCAGAGTCACAAACTATTAGAGTTTATGATAAAGTACCAGTAAGAGCAAAAGCGCAAGAGATAACAGGAAATAGAGTTGTTTATGGTAACTATACTGAAGATTATGATTATCCAACATCAGCTAATGGTAGCAAAGGCATTAACTTTACTATTGGAGAATTACCAAAAGGTAGTAGAGAGTATGATAGTGGCAATATATCTGTTGGGGTGCAGCAAAGATTAGAAAAACAATACAAATACCACTCAATTAAACAAAGAAGAACATATCAGGTTGGAGTAATTTTATCAGACAGATTTGGTAGACAGTCACCAGTGTTATTATCTACAAACGAAGATACTGCTGAAAAAATAAAAGACACGTTTACAGTAGAGCACGAAGGTGCCTCAAAAGCAAGTGGATACAGCGGTGGTTATAGTTGGTCAGATGAAAGGGCTGGTATAATTGGTAAATCATTAAGTGTAACTTTTGAAGACGGAGAGTTATTAAGTGAAAATGATATATATTCAACTGATAACCCATACGGTTGGTACTCATGGAAGTTAGTTGTAAAACAAACAGAGCAAGAATACCATAATGTTTACGTTTCGCACGCAGCTGATAGTTGGAATAATATTGATAACAAAAGAGATAACACACAGTCTGGTAGAAGTTGGATAAGTTTATACGGTGATAATATAAATAAAATACCTAGAGACATTAGAGAGGTTGACGCTACAAGAGAAGGTATATCCGGTAGTAACGTTCGCTTATTTCCAAAGGTAATATTTGCTGCAGCTGGTGCTTCGCAGCAACAAAACGTTAATGCACCTGCTTCTGGACAAAAAAGCAGAGGCGAGGCTTTAATTGAAGTTATAAGTTTAGGCACAGCAAAAGATCAAAATTTATATTCAACAGACAACGATAGCGCTGGTGTTGGTGGTTTTAATGTTTTTGGGTTTGTATACGGTAAAGATAAAAACCCTTTAATAGCAGAATTACCTAACATGAAACATTTAGGTGCTTACAATGCAAACGCGCTAGAAAACACAGCAGGGCTTATAGGTGTTGTTAGCGCAGATACAACAGATTTAAATAACTTTATATTAACTCATGATATCGAAGATTCATTACCAAATGGTAACTCAAGTGACGCTTTAGATGGTTTTGTTGTTAATGGTGCTAATATTAAACTAAGTGATGGTCAAAACAGTAATGTAAGTGATTACACAGAAGGTAATTTAACGGTTAGTTTACCTTCATCACACTCGTTAAAAAAAGGTGATAATTTGTTTTTTACAAACTACAAAGAAGGTTTAAGTGTATTTGAAACTGAACCGTTTGAGTCTGCGTTAGATATTTATTATGAAACTACAACTGGGGGTTTAGTTAAAGATTTAAATGATATTATGAAAGAAGCTGGTCAAGGCCCTGCTAATATTGGTTGGGATACAGATAGTGATGGGCTGTCTGAATCAACATCAATTAACATGAACGAAAATACAGCTATCAATGGTACTATAGGTACGTTAGGAGCTAGCGCGTATAATGACACAGATAACGATGGTAATCCAGCTCTTGGTGGTTCATTAGCGTGGGATGAAATTTCTTTAACAGATAGCCTTGGTAATATTGTATCAGAAAAAGTAGCTGTAGCAAGTAACGGCACAGTAACCGCAACACAAGGCTTTGCTTTTAAAAATAACTCAGAAGATACATATACTTTAAGAGTAAGAGCAATACATAACAGCACAAGTGAGTCAGTAGCTAACGTTACTATTAACGTTGTAAACTCAGCGCCTACAATAACTGGCTTTGCCTCAACAGCAGAAGTTCCAGCAAATGATAGCGGAGGAACAGTAGTAACTAGTGTTAATGTAAAAAACGGTGCTACATTATCTACAGAAAATACAAGTGGATTAACAGGTGTTGTTAAATTTTATCCACATAATGGGACATCTAGTTTTGATAACTATTTTACCGTAACAATAGTTGGCGGTGTGGCGCAGGTTAAAACAACAAGTGGCACTAATGGTTTTGACGGTACTACGTTTTTTAACGCATCGCAACAAAACAGAAGATTTAAAATTACAATAACTGATTTAAACGGCAGTGGTTTATCAACAACATCAAGTACGCATTGTCAAGTAAATGAATTACAACCAAGAACATCTGGTTTGTTATTCTTTGATAGCTCAGTATCAAATATATGCTCAACGTCAACAACAAATACATATTATGTGGCAAAGGGAACTCAATCAAGCGACCCAACAACAGTCAATGGATACGTTCAGTTAACAGCAGGTAATAAAATATACATAGCGGCAACCGGAGCTGACGCAGCCGCACCAGGTTACTACGCGTTTAATGATGGTTTTGGTAATAAAAAATTCGCATACGCTCCAACAAGTGGAACCGTAACAACAATACAAACATGTTCTTAAAATAAAATTATGGCAATAACAGTAGAAGTAGCTTATTATAACACATTTATTTTATCTGGAGGAGCTTCAGTTGGTGAATACCATGTTGAAGAGTCTAGAATAAAAGGTGCGTTTAGTGGTACTAGTGTCGATTACGGCGTTAAAGCACATATAACAGATGAAGAGTATGGATCAAGAACACGTGAAAACGCGATGATATACTCTGGTGTATATAACTCTAAAACAAAAGTAAATAACACTAATCAGTTTCCTAGTGGTGAAGAAATAACAAGAGCTGTTGATATAGCTAGCGGTAGTATACAAAAGTTATACGCTGAAGACAATAGATTAAATATATTTCAAGAAAACAAAGTTAGTAGAGCTTTAATAGATAAAGATATAATTTTTACAGCTGAAGGTGGCCAATTAACGGTTGGTGGTTCTAAAGTTATAAGCCAAATATTACCTTACGCTGGAAAATACGGTATAAGTAAAAACCCTGAAAGCTTTGCTTATTTTGGTGGCAGAATGTATTTTGCAGACAAAAATAGAGGTTTAGTAGCTAGATTATCAGGTGATGGTATTGAAGAAATATCAAGATATGGTATGAACACGTTTTTCAAAGACAATTTAAAAAATGCAAATGCTATACACGGTTCATACGACTCAGACAAAGCAATGTATCTTATTTCTTTGCAGGGTTCAAATATGTCTTCAGTTATAAAAGCAAACAATACAACATCAAACCTCGAAGTGCAAACTGATTTTGTTACAGCTGGTTTTACAGAGAGAGTAAAAGGTTGGGTATCATTATATTCATATAAGCCTAAATTTGGTTTTCATTTACATAATAAATTTTATACGTGTAGTGATTACGATATTTATGAGCACCATAGAGATGATGTACAGCTTAATAATTTTTATGGCGCTACATATAAAGATCCATCAACGGTAACATTATTGTTTAACGATAATCCAAGCATAATAAAGAACTTTTTAACAATAAATTATGAAGGCTCAAGTAACTGGAGTATGGACTCCGCTGTAGCTAGATCGCACGATAATAGCACCGCAGCTACAAGTTATACAGCAATTACTGAAGAAGCATATAAAATTCCGAAAAAAGGAGTAACTATTATAGATGAAAATAGTATCGGAATTAACGTTGGTTTTGAAGAGAAAGAAAATAAATACTTTAAATACTTAAAAAATAAAGCAAGTGATGTATTTCACGATGATGCTTATTTTACAAATACTGGTTTAAAGGGAGAATATTTAACGGTTAAAATGCAATACTCTGAACCTACAGCTATAGCTAATGAAGAAAAAGCAGAGCTGTTTAGTGTGTCAAGTGAAGCTCAAATATCATCAAAATAATAAACATGGAAGAATTAAAATTAATAATAGACGCATTAGAAGTTTTTTGGTATGGTGATCCAAACCTAAATGTGCAAAGAGGTTTTGTTCAAGCTTTGGGCATGGGCATTAACGTTCTTGCGCAGGTTGGTGCAGGGTTTGCTGCTAAAAAACGTATGAAACAATTTGAAAGTCAAGCTAGTGACTTAGAAGATAAATTATCTGATCTTGAAGCTAATAGGCAAGATATTATTGATCCTAGCGCAGGCGCAAAAACATTTAATTTTCAAAATCCATATAATAACTTAACAGTAGCTACAGGAGCAGCAGAGTTTGCTGCTGAAGAAGCTGATATAAGTTTAGCCAACACGTTAGATACATTGAGAGCTACAGGTGCTAGTGCTGGTGGAGCAACAGCTTTAGCACAAGCGGCGTTAAGAAGTAAAGCTGGTATATCAGCTAGCATACAACAACAAGAGGCTGCTAATACACGTATGAGAGCTCAAGGCACAATGCAAATGCAAGGTATGCAAGCTCAAGATCAAGCAAGAGTGCAAGCATTAAGGGCTAGAGGTCAAGAGTTTATGTTTGGCACTAGAGAAATGAGAGAAGTATCACAGTTAGATAGAACAGCCGCTCAACTACAAAACACACAGCAAAGAGCTGCAAATGAAAGATCAGCAATGAGATCAGCGTTTATGGGCGCAGCAGGTTCTTTAGGAGCTGGTATTGCAGGTGGCGCTTTTGGTAGTGGCAACGCTAATAAAGCCGCAAACGTTGCGTCAAGCACAGCGTCAAACGCCACATCTAATGTAGGTTCTAACTTAAGTCTTGGTGTTAGTCCAGCTGGATCTTACGGCTTTGATACATCAGGTGGTGCGTTTACACAGCAAATTAATATGCCTTTTGCATCCATGAGAGAAATAGGTACTCCTGATTATGGCTTATTTGGTGGTAGAATGATGTCTGATATAACGCAAGCAAAAAATGCTCCAATGGGAGGTACAGGTGGTAATTATTTATTTGGTCAAGGAGGAATACTACAGAGAAGAAAAGCACGAAAAGGTAATTAAATTTAAATTATGGCAACAGCAAATAAAAATATAGGTCAATATAGAGGTTCTAATATGGGTGCATATAGAAATCCAAAAATGATAGTTGAAGATCCTTTAATAGGATTAAAATCTTTTCAACAGTCATATAATAGTATGTTTGCACAAATGCAACTACAAAAAGCAAATGAGCAAAAAGAAAAAGACGAGTTTGAAAAAGCTATGTCTCCTTTTGCAGATAAAATATACGATAGTCAAGAAAATTTAAAATATTATTCAGATATAAATCGAAACTCGCTTCAAAATTCAGCTGACGGCGCCGTACAACTTTTAAAATCAGGCGATATAAACAAGAGAGAAGGTCAAGAGTTAGTAAGAAATTTTATTGATGATCAACGTGTTTTTAATAAATTATCAGACAAGCTCATGGTCAATAGAGTTGCCCTAGATCAATTAGACATGTCGCAACCTGAGACGCAAGAATTTATTAAAATAGCTAATGCCTTTAATTCTAAAAACGCTACTATTTTTCAAAATTTAAATAAAAATGGCGGAAGATATGAAGTTAATGGTGGTGTAAAAATAGGTGATAAAGTATACACAACAACGGATATAGGTCGTATTCTTGGATCTATAGAACAATCGCAGGTAATTAATGAAAATAACAACACCACACTCAATACCGCTATAAAAGCAATATCAGAAAAATCAATAACTGACATTAAAAATTTAGCTAATGAAGGTAGGTATGGCACTAGAGATGAGGTTATATCAAGAAATATAGATGAGCTAGATGTGTTTATGGACACTTCAGAGAGTGACGATGGTTTAGACTGGATATTTTCAAATAAGGTAAAAGATCAAAACAAAAATAATATAACAGACCAAGAAATAACTACTGCATTATCTGGTATTGATAAATTTGATTATGATCGCGCTGGTACATACGGGGCATTACTAAGAAAAAACCCTAGCATACTAAACTTTGGTGATGAAGAACTTAAAAGTTTAGCGATGCGTATATCAGCAAGTGACAATATTGATGATAATGACGCTGAGGTATTAGAAGAATTAAGTTTAATTAAAAACGAAATAAAGAAAAATAAAGTTAAAGACTGGTACAAAACAAATCTTACAAAAGTTGTTGATTCTAAAAAGCCAACAGTAGACTCAATATCAACAGATAGAAGATTAACACAAATGGACAAAAACGTTCAAGTTAGTAATTTAGTTTCTGATTACTACGAAGAACAATTTACAGATTTATTTGAAAGAGCAAATGCTTTAGGTTTTGATAACATGGGGCCTAAAGAAGAGCAAGAGTCTGAAGATAGGCAAAAATTAGATCAAGATATAAAAAATGCTTTTATAAATGCTAGAACACCAGAGGGAAGAATACACGATGTTATTATAAGTAACAAAAACCCTGAAACTGGAGAAGAAACAGATAAAACTTTTATGTATATACAGCATGATACTGGTGACCTTAGAGGTGGCGGTGAAGTTAAGAAAATATTAAGTGAATACAAAGCTATTGATTATTCAGCGTCAGGTGTTCGAGCTGCTTTAATAACTGATATAGTAAGCACAACATATAAAGGCATAGCGCTATATAATTTTGCAAACATGCTTGAACTTGGAGGACCAGTAAAGCATAACGTGACAAAATCAAATAAGCCACTGAATAAATAAAATTATGTTAGAAAATTTATACAAAGTAGCACTTGATAATAATCTACTTGATATATCATTTGCTGAATTTGAGGGTCTTATGCAGTCTAATCAAAATGATTATACGCAGCGTTTATACAGCGCATTAAGTGATACAGGTGTAGACTTAGGTACATTTGAAAACTTTAAAAATCAGTATACTGAAAGAAACTTTGTAGAAGCACCACAAGAATCAGAAGAGCAACCTACTCAGGATGCTACATTTCCATTAAATCAATATAAAACAAATATAAATAAGGA